GTTGATGAAACTTCCTGCTGCGATGCGGCAGAAGTACGAGGAGTTTGTTAACGAAGGTAGTCTTCATGTCATGCCAGGGAACATTCTTGACATGATGGAAGTCTACGAAGACCTTGATCGTTTCATTATAGCGTCCGAATACGACGTTCGTGCGCTTGGTTATGATCCATACAACGCGAAAGAATTTGTTACTCGTTGGGAAGGCGAGAATGGACCTTTTGGTATCGAGAAGGTCATTCAAGGAGCTAAAACCGAGTCAGTTCCTCTTGGCGAAATCAAGATCATGGCCGGAGAACGCTTGCTGATCTTCGATCAAGCCCTAATGTCTTTTGCAATGGGTAACGCAATTACGTTGGAAGATACGAATGGAAATCGTAAACTTCTAAAGAAGCGACAAGATGAAAAAATCGACAATGTCGCAGCGCTTCTTGATGCCTGGGTCGCATACAAGGCAAATAAAGAAGCATTCGAGTAATTGTGGTGAAGGAGGTGAGATGTGGCGCGATTTGGAAGGTTGAGACACGCTTGGAACGTGTTTACGAGTCAAGATCGCAAAGATAGAGTAACTTCTTGGCCTTATTACGGCTCAGGAAATTCCGGGCGTCGACCAGATCGTGGTAGATTGCTGATTCCCAATGAGCGCTCCATGGTCTCCTCGATTTATACGCGTCTTAGTATTGACGTTGCGTCAGTAGATATGCGTCATGTTAGACTAGACGACGAAAATAGGTATAAAGAAGACATTGATAGCGGTCTTAATAACTGTTTGACTGTCGAAGCAAACATTGATCAAGCAGCTCGAGCGTTCCGACAAGACATCGCTATGACACTGTTTGATCGAGGTGTTTGTGCGTTGGTTCCGGTTGATACGTCGATTAGTCCGGAAACTAACGGTGGATATGAGATCTTAACTCTTCGCGTAGGCGAGATCACACAGTGGTTTCCCAAGCATGTGCGAATGAGTTTGTATAACGAAGAAACTGCTCAGCGAGAAGAGATTACTTTGGCGAAAGCTGCGGTTGCCATTGTCGAAAACCCGCTTTATGCAGTGATGAATGAGCCAAATTCAACACTTCAGCGGCTGTTGCACAAGCTGAATTTGTTGGATGCAGTTGATGATGCGTCTGCTTCTGGAAAACTTGACATTATCATTCAGCTTCCGTATGTAATTAAGTCTGAAGCTCGGAGACAGCAGGCAGAACAACGTCGCAAAGACATTGAATTTCAGCTGTCTGGCAGCAAGTATGGCATCGCCTATACCGATGGGACCGAGAAGATTACTCAGCTGAATCGACCAGCTGAGAATAATCTAATGTCTCAAATCGAGTTCCTCACCGAGATGCTATACGGCCAACTCGGCCTAACCGAAGAGGTCATGAACGGAACAGCTGATGAAAAAGCTATGCTGAATTATTGGAATCGTACAATCGAGCCCGTTCTCACGGCCATGGCTGAAGCTATGCGTCGCACCTTCTTGACCAAAACTGCTCGGACTCAAAGGCAAAGCATTCAGTTCTTCCGAGACCCATTCCGATTGGTCCCAATTGAGAACATCGCTGAGATTGCCGACAAGTTTACTCGTAATGAGATCATGACGTCGAATGAGATGCGGCAGGTAGTTGGTATGGCTCCCCATTCAGATCCAAAGGCAGATCAGCTACTGAATAGTAACATGCCGCAGGGAAGTCCAACTCCAACTGGAGTTACGACGGAAGGAAAGCAAGTTCTTAATCTAGTGCCGTCATCTGTCGACGAGCTTGATCCAGAACTGAGAAAGAAGGTTCAAAATGGGAGCAGAGGCTAGGCCTGATTTTAGCGGCTACGCCACGAAGGCTGGTCTTAAATGCTCAGATGGCCGGACGATCATGCCGGATGCCTTCAAGCATCAGGACAAGGAGCAGGTCCCCTTGGTCTGGCAGCATGGTCATGGTGAACCCAGCAATGTACTTGGCCATGCGATTCTCGAGCATCGTGATGATGGTATTTACGCCTACGGTTTCTTCAACGATACCGATCAGGCACAGAATGCCAGCACGCTAGTAAAGCACAAGGACATCAAGTCGCTGTCCATCTATGCCAATCAGCTGACGGAGAAGTCGAAGCAGGTTCTGCATGGCTTTATCCGTGAGGTAAGTCTAGTTCTGTCCGGCGCTAATCCGGGCGCTCTTATCGACAACATCACACTGGCTCACGGCGATGGCGAAATGGTCACGCTGGAAGATGAAGCGATTATCTACACTGGCCTGGAGATTAATCATGGCGAAGAAGCAGCTTCGGAGAAGGAAGAGGAAGTTGAGCACTCTGAAGCAGAGCCAACCGTCCAGGAAGTTTATGATTCGATGAACCCCCAGCAGAAGGAAGTAGTTCACTTCATGGTGGCCCAGGCGCTCGAGAGTGTTAAGGCAACCACTGGTGGTGAAGCAGCTCAGTCCGAAACAGCTTCCACTGCTACTGGAACAGAAACCAAAGTTGAGACAAGCACCTCGGAAGAGTCAAACACCTCGGAAGAGGAGTCTAAGACAGAACTAGTTCATGAGGAAAATAAAGAAGAAGGAGAGCGCATGTCTCGTAATGTCTTCGAGGAGCAGAATGGCAGGAAGAAGAAGCCAGTTCTTAGCCATGATGCCATTAATGGGATCGTCGAAGAGGCGCAGAGGGCTGGTTCGCTGAAGCATGCGGTTGAGGCATATGCACTTAGGCACGGCATCGAAGACATCGATGTTCTCTTCCCCGACGCGCGCACTCTTGCGGATACGCCGGAATTTGATTCACGGCGTGTCGAGTGGGTATCCGGTGTCATCAATGGTACGAGGCACTCCCCGTTCTCTCGTATCAAGTCGATCGTAGCCGACATCACTCAGGACGAGGCCAGGGCACTGGGTTACGTCAAGGGCAACCTGAAGAAGGAAGAATTCTTTGGGCTGGTAAAGCGGGTGACAACTCCGTCGACCATCTACAAGAAGCAGCAGCTGGATCGAGACGACATCGTCGACATCACTGATTTCGACGTCGTTGCTTGGTTGAAGGCTGAGATGCGTCTGATGCTGGACGAGGAGATCGCTCGCGCAATCCTGATTGGTGACGGTCGCGATGTTGCCAGCGAAGACAAGATCAAGGATCCGGCGGGTGCGAGCGAGGGTGCTGGTGTTCGCTCGATCATGCTCGATCACGATCTATATGCCGCAAAGGTCGAAGTCGATCTCACTGACGCAAGTTCAAGCCCGGGTGAAGTCGTCGATGCTCTGATCACGAACATGGGCCTCTACAAGGGTTCTGGATCGCCGACGTTCTACACCACTATGCCGTTCACCACTACTCTCCTGCTGTCCAAGGATGGTATGGGACGCCGCATGTACCACAGCAAGGCTGAGCTCGCTGCTGAGATGGGCGTTTCCGATATCGTCTACGTCGAGGTAATGGAGCAGGAAGAGGATCTGCTCGGAATCGTCGTCAACCTGAAGGACTACACGGTTGGCGCCGACAAGGGTGGCGAGATCAACTTCTTCGACGATTTCGACATCGACTACAACCAGTACAAGTACCTGTACGAAACCCGTGTCTCGGGCGGTCTGACGAAGATCCGTTCCGCGTTGGTGCTTACGAAGAAGCCGTAAGGTAGGTCCTCATGAGATTCTTTGGTCGTGTCGGTTATGACAGCGAGACCGTAGAAATTAGTCCTGGAGTATGGCAGGATGATATTGTTGAATTTGAATACTACGGCGATGTCATCCGCAATGCCAGAAATCTCCGCGAAGGAGAGAATCTCAACCCTGATCTCAGTGTACAAAACTCGATCAGTATTGTAGCCGATGCTTATGCCAATGAACATTTCTTTGCCATTCGTTATGTGGAATGGGCGGGGACTTTGTGGACGGTTTCTAGCGTAGAAGTGCAGAGTCCCCGTCTATTGCTTAGGTTAGGGGAGGTGTACAATGGGCCAAGACCGACTCCAGTTACACCAACTCCTTGAAACGTTTACAGATAACGTATATTTTCAGCCGCCTGAGAACATACAGCTGAAATATCCGTGCATTATCTACAAACGTGACTTCGCAGACACAAAATTTGCGGATGACAAGCCATATCACTATACCAAAAGGTATATGGTTACAATCATTGATCAAGATCCTGATAGTGAGATTCCAGATAAAGTGGCAGCAATGCCAATGAGCCTATTTAACCGCTTTTATACTGCTGATAATCTGAATCACGACGTGTATAATGTGTTCTTCTAAGGGAAAGGAAACAAATGGCACCGCTGACATGGGACGAAGTTGGTGAGCGCCTCTACGAAGTTGGCGTAGACCATGGTGTCTTGTATCTTCCCGACGACGCTGGTGTTTACAACACTGGAGTTGCCTGGAATGGGCTCACCACTGTCACGGAATCACCTTCCGGGGCTGAGTCCAACCCGCAGTACGCGGACAACATCAAGTACCTGAATCTGTATTCAGTCGAAGAGTTCGGTGGAACGATCGAGGCATTCACATACCCCGACGAGTTTGCCGAGTGCGACGGTACATTTCAGCCTTCCGACGGCGTGGCCGTTGGCCAGCAGGCTCGAAAGCAGTTTGGCCTGTGCTATCGGACGAAGGTAGGCAACGACATTGATGGAGTTGATTTCGGTTATAAGCTGCATTTGGTTTATGGTTGTACAGCAGCTCCTTCGGAGAAGGCCTACGCAACCATCAACGATTCGCCGGAAGCAATTTCATTCAGCTGGGAGATTACAACCATTCCGGTTCCAGTCACCGACCACAAGCCGACCTCGCTGATCGTGGTCGACTCCACTGTGGTTCAAGCAGCCGACCTCACTGCACTCGAGGCTCTGCTGTATGGTAACGGCGCAACTGAAGCAGCACTTCCGACTCCGGATGCTGTGATTGCGCTGTTTGCTGGGCCGTAAACTTACCCTCTCCCCTCTCCCCGCCCGACAGGAGGCCGGAGAATGCTTACGATTGTGGTTCCAGGTGTCGAAATGTTTGACGAGCACGGCCAGGAGTTCGTCACTCGCGATGATGTTACTTTGGAGCTAGAGCATTCTCTGGTCTCACTGTCAAAATGGGAGTCCAAATACGAGAAGCCTTTCTTGGGTAAGGACGAGAAGACGACGGAAGAAGTTTTGGACTATATCAAGTTCATGACTTTGACCCCAGATGTTCCAGAGGAAGTTTTCCTCAAACTCAACGAAGCTAACATTGAGGCCATTAACAAGCACATTGACGCCAAGATGACTGCCACTTGGTTCAATGAGCCTCCTGGTGCCCCACAAAGCCGAGATGTGATTACTGCTGAGCTCATTTACTACTGGATGATCGCTTTCGAGATTCCATTCGAGTGTGAGACTTGGCATTTAAATCGTTTGTTCACTTTGATTCGAGTTTGCAACATCAAGCAGGCTAAGCCGAAGAAGATGAGTCGCGCCGATGTCGCTGCTCGAAACCGAGAACTCAATGCGCAACGCAGGAAGCAACTCGGTACTAAGGGGTGACATATGAAACTTGCTTGGGATCAAGTCGGAGAACGAAGGTATGAAGCGGGCGTTGATCACGGAGTTCTTTATCTTCATGATGGCCGTGTTGAGGTTTGGAATGGTCTTACCAGCGTAGAAGAATCTTCTGATATCGAGATCAAAGATCATTATCTCGATGGGGTAAAGTATTTGGAGATTTTTACTCCGGGGGATTTTTCCGGGAAACTAAAAGCAATCACCTATCCCGAGATCTTCGACTCGATTAATGGGATTGTCAGTCTTAATCCAGGGTTTTCCTATTACAACCAACCTGCGAAAAGTTTTGACATGTCCTATCGAACAAAGAAAGGTAATGATTTAGACGGGATTGATCACGGCTACAAGATTCACATTCTCTACAACGTCTTTGCCAACCCTGATGCTAATACTTTTAACACAATTGGTGATTCGCCTGAACCAGTTGAGTTCGGTTGGACGCTAACCGGAACTCCGCCAGTAATTAAAGGAATCGGAATTAAACCGACGGTTCATGTTTCTCTTGATTCAGCCACAACACCTCCAGAAATTTTACAATTATTGGAAGAGCGGTTTTATGGTACGGAGATAAGCAATCCTAGTCTTCCGTCCCTGCAAGAGATTGCCGAATATTTCGGGTATCTTGGCGCACTTATCATCGTCGATCATCGTGATGGTACTTGGTCGGCTGTTGACGAGGCAAACACTTATATCACTATGCTCGATCTCACCACCTTCGAGATCGATGATGTTGACGCAACATATTTGGATCCCGATACTTATGAAGTTTCGTCCACAAATGTTAGTTAGGAGGTGCAATGGCTACAATTACTGGTCTTACTGCGGAACGAATGCTGGAAATCGAAGCTGCCTCGGTTATTGATGGTGATGTTGTTGCCGGTAATCTCATTCTAAGTAAACATGACGGCTCCCAGATCAACGCAGGCAGTGTAGTTGGTCCCGCTGGACCAATCGGCCCTCCTGGTGTTGCAATCGTGGCGATCCCGGGTGAGGTTCGAATGTGGCCGAGCTTGGTTCTGCCGGATCTAATTAAATACGGTAAATGGGCCTGGGCT